TAGCTCTTGAGAAAGTATCTAACCCCGCTTGGGTACAAGGATTAGCTTCAAGTGGTAAGAAGCTAAACTATGCTGAAATGACAGAAAAGGTATTCGAGAAACTCAACTTAGGTATTGAACTCAATGACGTATTGGAAGATTTGCAACCCGCTCAACCCGGAATGGGTGTAGATATGGGTGGGGAAATGTTAGGAGGTGAAGTCGGTGGATTTGACGAAGGAGCAGCAGGAGGCCTACCAGCAGTCCCTCCAGCGGGGAACGGACTACCAGGTAATGGTTCGCAGCCGGGGATGGGAATGGGTTAAGAAGTATTACCAGAGCAAGGTACAGGTATTTGCCTCAAACCTTCTCTTAAACGAAAAGAAAAAGATAGAGGAGTTTGAAGGTGAAAGGCACGAGTTAATAGGGATTAAAAAATTATTAGGCTCAATAGAAAACGATATTAAGGCAGTAGAAGATGAACAAAATAAGTCCGTTGCCAAAAAGTGACGATTACATATTTGAAGGTGGGGAACACTATACGAGTATTCCGATACCTTTACCGCTTTGTAATCATAAGGACTATATGAAAGGGACGTACATAGACAACAGAGACGGTACGGCATCATGTTTTAAGTGTTCATGGGGTTTCAGAGTACCGGGATACATGAGAATACTTCATGGTAAGGTTTTTGATTTGAGACGGAAGTAGGCCTGCCCCTATTTCCATCCCAGGCCAAAAGCCTGCTTAAAAAGCAAATGGGAAGTTCTTGGTCTTTATAAACCATGCGAAAGGGGGTGATCTATATGGATCACTCGGAAGAATTGGCTGCGGCCATGAATCGTCAGATTACTGATGAGGAGGGCCAGATAACAGAAGAGAAAACTTCTGGTGAGGAATCAGCTACTCAAGAACAAACCACTGTTGAAGAAGGTGCAACGGCAGAGAAGTCGGCGGAAACCAAAGAGTCTGTCCCAACAGACGATAAGGGGACCGAAAACGAACCAGAGATGGTCGAAACCGCATCCGATGAAACAGGAAAAAGGTATGTACCAGAGAGCCGGTTTAAGGAAGTCTATGCTAAGTGGAAATCAGCTGAAAGGGAAAGAGCGCAGAAACCTAATTACGTTCCTACGCCTCCTCCCGCTCAAGCTCCTTTAAACAAGACAGAAGCTCTTGAAACCGAACTCTTAAAAGGTACATTGCCTCAGTTTAACCCGGATAGCCCGGACTACAGTTTAGAGATGGACGAATTGGGTTATTCCATCTATGAGGGTTCAAAAGACCCCAAAGGGAATTACGCAATAACCCGTCTTGAAGCTGCACGAAAGGCTTTACAAATGGCTAAGAAGATAACTTCAAAGCTGGCGGATGTGAAACTTGAGGCCCGGTCTGTGAAAGCCCAACAGTCCGACCAGGGGATTACTAATAGAGTTCTTAACAGGGAAGGCACAAAAGCCGATCCTGAAAAGATGACGATTGAAGAAAAAGAAGAGTGGCTGAAATCGCAAGGGTTGTGGGATACAACTTAAGGCTATTAGTAATACTTTAAAGGGGGTGAAATTACTATGGCTTTAACTACAGCATCAACATTAACCACCCATACAACGGGTGCGGGTTTAGCGATCAAAAACCGTTACTATGATGAGCTGTTTCTTCGTCAGGCAGACAAGAAACTGGTTCATAAACAGTTAGGACAGCTAAACCGTAAAGTTGCATCAGGTGAAGGCGGATATGGCTCACAAGTCCTTTACTGGACGAAATGGGTCAATCTGGACAACATCACTTCAGGAACAGGAGAGGGAGTACCAACAACTACGGTAGCCTTTTCTGCAATGAATGTGACAGGTTCTACCGCACAGTATGACAACGCAGTCGGTATATCTGACATTCTGGCTTATGCCTCAATGGGAGATATTATGAAGGCAGCGATAGAGAGGCTTGCTTATAATGCAGGAGTATCTATTGATTCACTTGTCAGGAATGTTATCGCAACAGCGATGACGCAACAGAGCGCATCAGCTACAGCTTATTGGTCAGCCGTTCCAGCCGGAGCTAACTTAATAATTAGTGAGGTAAGGAAAGCTGCCAGGACGCTTCAGAGAAACGATGCGTTCCAACAGGACGATGGCAACTGGGTTGCTGTCGCCCATCCTGATTCAATCTACGATTTGACAGGGGATGCCTCAACAGGAGGCTGGATAGATGCCAACAAATACACTGAGGGTAATGCTACGAAACTCATGACCGGTGAAGTCGGGAAACTGTATGGAGTTCGCTTCTTACAGTCTTCCAACGGCTACACAAGGGGAAGCTCGTATGCTACGACCTCCGCAGTTGTCGCATCAACCACGATCTATGTCACATCCGTGTTTGGTAAGGATGCGTTCGGTGTATCCGAACTTCAGAATCTTAAGACTTACATCAAGCCTTTCGGTTCCGGTGGAGTCGGAGACCCGACAGACAAAATTGCAACGGCAGGATGGAAGACTTTGTTTGGTACTAACGTGCTGAACTCGGCATTTGCAATAAACATTAATCATACGGTATCGAGTACCGCCTAAGGTGATTAAGTTGTTCCAACAGCCCGGCGCAAGTCGGGCTTGTTGGTATTGACTTGATGTGATATATTGATACAGTTAATCCCGCAAGGGCAGACCCCACAAGGGGTTTTTTTTATGGGCAAATGGATTTATTACAGTCCTAACCAGTACAAATACGTCAGTGATGACGACCCACGCCCCGAAGTCAAACTCAAACCCCGTGAAATAGGAAACACTTATGTTAAGTTTGTTCCTTCATGGAAGAAATACGAGCCTGACATATTAAATGTTGACAGGAAAGAAGACTTCAAAAGAAACGATGCTTTTCTTGCAGAGAGGGAGCATGAAACCAAGACTGACTCCAAAGCAAGACGGTGGGAGGAGTCACGTAAGCAGGAGTGGGCCAGAAACAAGCCAGCATGGAGAAAACAGATGATGAGGGAGGGCTTAATATGATTTCGATAGTAATGTCGAGTTATAACAGGCCTAAAAAGCTGAAAAGGGCCATAGATTCTGTTATAAATCAGACTTTTACCGATTGGGAGCTTGTCATAGTGGATGATAACTCAAAAGAAGACACTCAAGCTGTTGCAGAGGCATTCAAAGACCCCAGAATACGCTACATAAAGCGCAAGAAGAACTTCGGTAATGATACAAGGCCTAAAAATGAGGGTATATTAGCCTCAAAGGGCGAATTTATATGTTTCTTAGACGATGATAACGAATATAGACCAGATCACCTTGCTATTTTACTCAAAGAGATTCAAAAAGACGATAAACTGGATGTAGTTTACGGCGATAGATGGATAGTTTCAGATAAGGATAACCCTCATCCCATCAAAGACCAGCCGGGATTTATGTCAGACTTCGATCCGGCACTTCTAATGGAGAGAAACTTCATAGACTCATCAGACATCATCGTTAAACGCCAAGCCTTATTTGATATAGGTGGGTTTGACGAGAGGTACAAGAAGTATATCGATTGGAATTTATATATCAGGTTGACTAAGTACGGCAAAAAATTCAAGAGAGTGCCGATATTTATAACCAACTACCATATACACGGGGACATGAAGTCAATAAGAATTAAGACTAAAGGCGACAGCCAAACAGCCTTCGTTCCTGAATGGGACCCTTACAACCTTGAGATTGAGCTTCCCTATCTTAATACATCAGCAAGGACACAGCCTAGAGTAGCTATTTTTAGCATAACCTATGATCGTCTGGCTTATACCAAAAAAAGTTTTGAGAGTTTATATAAAACTGCGGGTTATTCTTTCGATCATTTTGTAATTGATAACGGTAGTAAGGATGGAACTAAAGAATGGCTTTGGAAAAATAAAATGCCAAAGCGTGAGAAGAATATTATTTGTCATATTATTTTTAATTCAGAGAATAATGGTATTTCTAAAGCCTCTAATCAAGCTATAGATTTAATTAAAAGTTCAATTCTAAAGTACGACATCATAGTCAAATGGGATAATGATTGTTTTGGCCTCACTCCCGGATGGCTAGCAAAGATGGTGGATATCTGGAAGTCACACCATATGCTGGCAATGTCCTGCTACGTTCAGGGTTTGGTCGATAATCCCGGCGGTTCACCACGCATGGGTTATGGAACGATTAAAGGCGAGTTAATAGGTATGACTGCTCACTTAGGAGGTATTTGTCAC